AAAATCTCTTTTTCTTTAATACTAAATGATGATTACAAAGGTGGTCAGTTAGAGTTTGGTATGACTACACCTAAAGATGTCAAAGATGATTATGTTGTCTTAGATTTAAAAAAAGGTGATATGGTAGTCTTTACAAGTTTTTTATGGCATAGAGTAAATCCGGTTATAGAAGGCATTAGAAAATCACTTGTAGGTTGGATAGTAGGCCCTTGTTTTAAATGAGAACACTTATATTAGAAAAGAAAAATGATGTACATTTATCAGTTGACGCTGATGAAGATGTGCGCCGTGATTTAGGAGAATACTTTACCTTTAATGTGCCTGGCTTTAAGTTTATGCCACAATATCGCAATCGTGTATGGGATGGCAAGATAAGATTATTTTCATATGCAACAGGTCAAATATACACAGGTCTATATCCTTACATACTCAATTGGTGTAATGAAAACAATGTATCAGTAGTAGATAAAACAGATATAAAAGACGCTGATGTAGATGATAAAAAAATAGACCAGTTTATAGAAGCTCTAAAAATTCCTTTTACTGTTAGAGATTATCAAAAAGAAGCCTTTGCTTATAGTCTTAGAAAACATAGATGTTTATTACTATCTCCGCCGGCATCCGGAAAATCTATAATAATTTATCTGATGGTTCGGTTTAGTCTGTTAAGACTATCTGAAAAAAACAACAAAATTTTAATTGTTGTTCCGACCACTTCTTTGTTTGAACAATTATATAAAGATTTTAAAGACTATGGGTATAATAGTTCTGCTCATGTTCATAGAATATATCAAGGTCATGAAAAACATTCTGATAAAAGAGTTTATATTAGTACATGGCAATCAATCTATAAAATGCCTAAAAAATGGTTTGAAGAATTTGGTTGTGTCATAGGTGATGAAGCACACTTATTTAAAGCAGTATCATTAACTAAAATACTTACAAAACTAGAAAACTGTAAGTATCGTATAGGTTTAACAGGTACTTTAGATGATAGTAAAACACACAAACTTGTATTAGAGGGTTTATTTGGCGCTGTTAATAGAGTTACATCTACTAAAACATTACAAGAAAACAAACAGTTAGCTGATTTAAAAATATTTTGTTTAGTATTAGAACATGATAATATGTCTAGAGATTTTTTAAAGGATAAATCCTATCAAGAAGAAATGGACTTTCTTGTGTCTAACGAATTGAGAAATAAATACATTCGCAATTTGTGTCTATCCCTTCAAGGAAACACCTTATGTTTATTTCAATATGTAGAAAAACATGGTGCTATTTTAAAAAAACTAATAGAGGATAAAAATGAAACAAAGAAAGTATTTTTCGTATATGGAGGAGTGGACACCGAAGAAAGAGAAAGAATTAGAGCCATTACCGAAAAGAGTGATAACAGTATTATTATCGCTAGTTATGGCACCTTTTCTACTGGTATTAATATTAGGAATTTACACAATATTGTATTTAGTTCTCCTAGTAAAAGTCGTATACGAAACCTGCAAAGCATTGGTCGTGGGCTCAGACTAAAAGACAATCAATCGGGTGCCACATTATATGATATATCAGATAATCTAACATATAATGAAAAAGAAAACTACACGCTGGCACACTTTAAGGAACGCATAAATATTTACAACGAAGAAGGATTTAATTACGAAGTCCATAATGTGGAGTTAAGACATGGAAATAAAGATAATCAAACTAAGTAATGGTGATGATATAGTATGTCGCATACCACTAGAGCAAGATACAAAGTCTAAATGGTTAAGTATAAGTAAACCAATGCAAATTAAATATGTCCCTAAGTTTACCGTAAAAGGTATAACTGATTATGTAGCGCTTGTGAAATGGACAGCATATTCGCCAGATGAAACAGTAAGTATACCAAAAGATAAGATTATGACTTTAACAAGAGCTGGCGTTCCTTTACAAAGAAGTTATGAAGTTTTAGAAAGAAACTTTGCTGAACAAGAAACACAGGTTGAAGAAAAATCGCCTGTTTCCGAAAATGAATATTCTCGTAAAAGATTAACAGATGAACAGAATGAAAAACTCAATGAAATATTTGATTCAATGGAAATTGAAGACGCTGATGGTAAACTTCATTAGTGTCCTCTGGTACCTAGAGCACCCCTATCGCAAAGACACGCTCATTATATCAAATAAATTAACTTTTGTCAATGGTGGTTGATATGCAAAAACAGAAAAATTTTATAATAACTTTAGTATTAGCTTTAATAATGTTATTTACCTGGAACACGGCGTATGCCGTTGATTCTAGTATGGGTCAAATGCCTAATTTTCCTCAATTTAATATTAGAGGAACTATGCAAATAGATATTATTGTAAATGGAGAAAAACATCCTTTTCCAATTGTGTCTATGAGAAAGTGTCCACACAAAGTAAAAATTATTATGCAAGATAGTGAAGGTGGCACAACAGAGGAAGAATTAGAAGCTTCGTGTGAATAACCCTTTCACCATTGACATTTATTTGTAATTACCATATAATTATACAATGAAAACTGAAAAGAAAAAAGAACATTATGTAAACAACAAAGAGTTTCTAGCCGCTATGGTTGAGTATAAAAAACTATGCATAGAGGCTGAAGACGCTGGCGAAGAAAAACCACCTGTTACTAATTACATAGGTGAGTGTTTTTTAAAAATTGCAAATCATCTATCATACAGACCTAACTTTATCAATTATACATTTAGAGATGATATGATATCTGATGGTATTGAAAACTGTTTACAGTATTTGGATAATTTTGATCCATCTAAATCTAATAACCCTTTTGCATACTTTACACAAATAATATATTACGCTTTTATACGAAGAATACAGAAAGAAAAAAAACAGGCGAACATCAAGGCAAAACTTATTGCTGAGGGTGGGTATGAAGATATGGCAGTTAATGAAGGTGATGATGGCCATTACAGAAATCAATACTCAGAGTTTTTACAAAAACATACCACAGCTGATGAAGTACCAATCAAAAGAACACGAAAACGAAAAGGAAAACTGGACGAATTTTTAAATGAAGATAGCCCTGCTGAATGATACACATTTTGGTGTAAGAAACGACAGCCCAATCTTCCAAGAATACCAAAACAAATTTTATAGAGAATTGTTTTTTCCATATCTAGAAGAAAACAATATAAAATGTTTAGTACATCTTGGTGATGTGGTTGATAGAAGAAAGTTTATTAATCATCAAACTGCTTATAACTTTCAACATAAATTCTGGAACAGATTAACTGAGATGAATATTAATACACATATCATTTTAGGCAATCATGATACCTACTTTAAAAATACTAATGAAGTAAATGCATTAGAACAATTAAATGTAGGTCCTAATGTAAAAATATATTCTAAACCCACAGAGGTGGTGTTAGATAAATTACAAGTATTATTTTTACCTTGGATTTGTGATGATACTTATCAAGAAAGTGTTAATGCACTAAAAGTTTCTAAATCTCAAATATGTATGGGTCATCTAGAAGTCAAAGGTTTTGAAATGCATACTGGATTTTTTAATGACCACGGTCTAGAAAAAGACTTATTTAAAAGATTTGAAAAAGTTATATCTGGTCATTTTCATAAAAAGTCAGATGATGGCCAAATATATTATTGTGGTACTCAATATGAAATGACTTGGAATGATTATAAATGTCCAAAAGGTTTTCATATATTTGATACTCAGACTAGAGAGTTAACAAGAGTACCTAATCCTATGAGAATGTTTAAAAAGATTTATTACAATGATAAAGATAATAACTATGACAATATGGATATAACACAATTTGATAATACTCATGTTAAGATATATACAACCAATAAAACAAATGAATCAATGTTTGAAAATCTTATCAACAGATTACATACAGAAATAGATACACACGAATTAAGTATTATTGATGATGATACCTCAGATATAACAGCTACAGTTAGAGAAGATATATTAGACCAAGGAGAAGATACTCTAACATTTTTAGGTAATTATATAGAACAGATAGATACTGATTTAGATAGAAAGAAATTAAAAGATTTTGTGAACAAGTTATATAAAGAAGCTCAAGAATGATAACATTTAAAACTATATCATGGAAAAACTTCCTTTCCACAGGAAACACGGCAATTAAGGTCAACTTAGATGAAGCACCTACCACATTAATTATTGGTAAAAATGGTTCTGGTAAATCTACATTACTAGACGCTTTGTGTTTTGTATTATTTAATAGACCTTTTAGAATTATTAAAAAAGACCAGATAGTAAACTCTATCAATGATGGTGATTGTGAAGTTGAGGTCACCTTTCAAGTTGGTACAAAATTTTATAAAGTTGTTCGTGGTATAAAACCTAATAAATTTGAAATCTATGAAGGTGATACTATGATAAATCAGGACGCCTCAAATGTAGATTATCAAAAATACCTAGAACAAAATATAATGAAATTAAATTATCGTTCATTTATTCAAGTTGTATTATTGGGTTCCTCATCATATGAGCCGTTTATGAAAATGAAACCTAGATACAGGCGTGATGTTGTAGAAGAAATACTTGATATTAAAGTTTTTACACAGATGGACTTGATTTTACGCTCACAACAAAGCGATTTGGCAAAAAAAGTGTTGGAGGTTCGTCATTCCTGCGATTTAATTGATAAGAGCTATGCATTGACCTCAGAACATTACAAAAGTCTAAAAAACAGGGCTGGAGAGGCGGAGGGAAGGTCTCGTTCAAAAATTGAACAAAATCAAGAGGCGGATAGACAATATAGACTTGATTTACAAAAAATCAATGAAGAAATCATAAAACATCAAGCAAAGATAGAAAACAAGCCAAAAGTTAATAAAAAAATAACTGAATTAAATAAACTAGAAGCTAAAATAGAAAACAATTTAGTCAATCATAAAAAGACATTAAACTTTTTTGAAGAAAATGACACCTGTCCAGTATGCACACAAAATATACCAACAGAATTAAAAAATGCAAAAGTAAAAGAGGAAGAAAACACCATAACTAAATTAGAAAATGGTCTAAAAGAATTAATGTCTGAAATAGTCAATGTAGAGACAGAACTATCAGATATGGACGCCGTGTCTAAAAAGATACAAGATTTAAATGTAGAGGTTGCTAAAATCAATACATCATTAGAAAGTATTAAAAAACATTCAGATGAATTATCAAATGAGTTATTATCATCAGATGAAGACAATACAGAAGACCTAGAAACCAAACTTGAAAATTTAAAGGCAGACTTAGAAAATGCAAAAGTTGATTTAGAAAAGGTAGAAGAAGAAAAGAAATATGTTGATGTGGTTAGAGAGATATTATCTGATAGAGGTGCAAGGGCTAATATTATTAAGAAATACCTACCTATTATGAATCAATTAATTAATAAGTATCTACAAGATATGGACTTTTTTATATCATTTATATTAGATGAAGAATTTAACGAAACAGTTAAAAGTAGAAACAGAGATAAGTTTATCTACAACAGTTTTAGTGAAGGTGAAAAAATGAGAATTGACCTTGCACTATTATTTAC